AAGTATCGCAGATATTCCAGTGATTAAGCCCTCACTATTAAACGCTATTCCTGAGTGAGTGGCTGCCGTTACAGCATTATTTATTCCTATTTTATTGCTTGATAAATTAATACTTCTATCTAGATCTGTTGATACTATTGCTGCCGCAGGTAAGGTATTATTTGATATTTTTGCTCCACTAAGACCTGTTCCTAAAGCTGTATTATCGACTGCTCCTGCTGCTAGTTCCGCAGTTCCTACGCAATCATCAGACAGGTTGGCTTGAGTTATTCCATCTGTATCTATGGAAAGAACTCCAGTGGATGAGTCAATACTGAAGTTTGATCCAACTTTAATTGCACCTAAAGCAGTTGAACTAGCTATTGGTAGATCGCTAGATGGGACTAAGGCACTGACACTGGTAATTAAACCCGCAGCCGAATAGCTAATACCTGCAAAACTTGAGGAGCCTCCCGACACGGAATTATCTATCTGTAGATTTCCAGCGGATACAGTTAAACCGTTAGTGACGTTTGCACTATTTAAAGCATTAGGTGAAAGTGTCCCTGCTGTTACTTTCGCTCCAGAGACCCCACTAATTTTGTCGTTAGTTACTGCGTTATTTTGAATTTGAGAAGTCTGAACTGAATCAGTTCCGAGCATTGCATTGGTAATGCCTGAAACAGATAACGCACCTCCAGCAGTTACAGATAAGCCATTACTTACCGAGATAGCTCCTAAAGTAGATGTCGTAGCAGCCGGTAAATCAGTTGCGGGTATTAACGCAGCTACAGAGGTAATTTGACCGTATTGATCGTATGAAATTCCTGCTTTACTTCCAGCACTAACACTGTTTGAGAGTCCGATATTTCCCGCAGATGTATCAACCGATAAACCTCTACCTATATCATTCGCATCAATTTTGTCGTATGTGACCGTACCTGTTAAAAGTTTTGAACCTGATACGTCGGTAACTTTTGCATCGGTAACGGCTCCACTATCAAGATTCGATGTTTGGACTGCTCCTGTACCAATTTGAGCACTTGATAAACCTGATGTATCGACTTTAAGCTCACCGGTAGATGCGTCTAAAGTCAGTCCACTACCAGAACTAGCAACAAATATTCCACCAATAGCTGACGTACTTGTTCCGGCTTTGGGCAAGTCAGCCGAGGGAATTAATGCACTTACACCGGTAATTAAGCCTTGTGAGTTAAATGAGATTCCTGCTTTACTTCCAGAACTAACACTGTTTGAAATCCCGATATTCCCTGCACTGCTATCAATAGACAGACCTCTGCCTACATCAGCAGAGTCGAGCATGTCATAAGTGACACCACCTGTAGCGATAGATAATGCCCCTGCACCACTAATAGCTAAACCAGTTGAAACAGAAACACCACCAACAGCCGAAGTCGTACTAAGAGGTAGGTCGGCACTGGGAATATTCTGTGTTCCAGTTACTAACCCATACTGGTTAAATACGATTCCTCCTTTACTTCCGGCAGTAACACTATTTGATAGCCCAATATTTCCCGCTGATGTATCTACGCTTAGACCACGGCCAATATCATTCGCGTCAATCTTGTCATAGGTGATCGCTCCCGCAACAACCGTACCCGAACTTACACTTCCGCTAGGAATACCAGCTAACGCTGCCGAAGGTACTGAACCCGTGTCAACAAGAGTAAAGCCCTTTTCTAGCAGGGCTTTTACCGTGGCTTTCGATGTTTGACTAGCACTGGTATCAACTACAGCTAGTTCATCGGTTGCTGCTATATCGCTTTCTGCAAGCGTTGGCAGTTGACTAATTTTTAGATCGGCCAAGACTTTACCCTAATTACCTTGTCACCATACTAAGTTAAGTTATCGCTTTTAGTCTGCTTCGTCTTCTAGAGATAGTTTGCTACCGTCAGGATCAATAAGAAGATAATCCGTACTCTCCTGTAATAAGTAAGAAGGTATTGCACCTAATTTCAAACTAAAATCACCCGATGCGACAAACTCAACACGTGTTTCAATTATTTGAGAAGGTTCTACACGCATAGAACAGTTTGTAATCTGAGCTTCACATTCATACCAAACATTTCGTATGGATGTAGCACTATCTAAGTTAAGAAAGAAACGCCCTAAAAAGTCTGAGCCCTGTTGAAGCCTAAGAATTAGAGAGGCAAGATAAAAAGAAAACTCGGGTTTTACTGTTAAGCGGGTTTCATAATCATCAATGGCATAACGACTTTCCCAAAGACAAGTCATTGAACCTTGCCCTGAGATTAGACCTGCTTCATAACTTCTTTTGAACTGCTCTCCAAGAGACTCGACCCGTACCTGTTCTCGATTAGTAGTAAATTCAAATTCTCTAACTCTTGCTAAAGGCCGATACTCCGTATTCTTAACTTGCATTGTTACTTCTTTTGTTGCCGACGGTGTTACAAGGGTTAAAGCTTCTTCCTTCTTACCATCAATTGCAGCACCAAAATTATCAAACAAACGTATGCCGCCGACTGGATCAATATTGATATACCAAGCTCCGTCTGAATAATTATGCCCAGAAACTAGCTCTAAGGTTGATCCATCTTTTGTTGCGATGGTTAAACGATCACCGGTAATTAAACTTCCTAAATCTTGTTCAACTGAAAATCTTTTCCTACTTACATTGACATCCGAAGGTGCTAAAGACGTATGTAACGCCTTATCCATTGACGAGCGTTTTAACTCGACAAAACCACCTTCTCCCAGATAAACAGGCACAATTTATAAGCCCATAGATTCGTGAACTGGTCCTGTAGTCTGGAAACTAATATCGGCTGACATCACATCACCTTGAGCACTGGTAATAGCTGCACTTGAAATCATCGCATCAAAACTAAGTGAGCATTCAGTCGTACCATCCATAAAACCAAGCGTTAACTTAACTGTGTCAGCATCCGCCGCGGTTGTAGCACTACTAGAAGAACGGGCTTTTATAACTTTATTAAGCAATGTAGATGCGTCACCTTTATCACTAGCACTAGCTCTGTAGTAAAAAATTCGGCAAGACCCCGTTCCATTTCTTAAACCATAATCCTGTCTTCTATCTGTATCTCCCAATGCCGTGACATCTAGAAGTTCTTGGTTAGATGTGTAAGTCCAGTTCTGTACTTTTGCTGCTTGTGTGCCAGCAATTTTTAATACACCGTCCTTACCAGAGAAAAATGCCACAACTTAACTCAGTTAGATTTGCTGCTTACATACTAACTCCCATATTGACAACCTACAAAAGAACAGCGAACATTATGGAAATTTTTATATGTGGTCGTAACTTTAGGAGGTTCCTTATATCTCCACTTCATCCCATCCATATTAGATGAGTTACCGTCCATATATCCTAACAAGGAACTGCTATCAATACCTGCTAAACCATTGCTATTACTAAAAGTTAGATACTCTGTGTCTGTGCTGTTGACCTGCGTGTAGTTCTGAAGAATAGAAACTGTTTCACTATCAGACAAGCCTTTAAAACTGATATCTAATTTGGCATCAGTTCTTTTATTTCCATAACGAAGAATTGTCTTTGCGCCATTTTGGGCTTCAAAAACTTCCTCTGGAAAACTACCGGGATCGAAAGATCTACTACTCGGTGCTTTATTAATAGGAAAAGGTTTAATGCCCATCTTATTCAAATTGGTTATTCCATTCTAAGACCTTTAATCTTCCTGCGGAAGTTAACGGTACATAAGAACCGGCAACTTCAATAAAGCCCTCATCATCAAAAGTTATCTCCTCAACTTTGTAACAACGAGAAGTTGTCTCAGTTTGATTCTCGGTAAACACACAACCAAACAAACTTGAATTGGTCGCTTTACCGTTAGAGATACTTAAAGTTGTAGGTGTAACATCTGGGTCTCCGGGTTTCCATGAATAAATAGACATGCCATTCGTTACAGGTCTAGAACTCTGAATATTCCCATCGTTAGAAATACTTCCGTTAGAAAATCTACTGGTATGGGTCGCTTCACTAACAACTCTGATGTACTGACCGGGTTGTAAACCCGCTGCTGCTGTAGGCGTGGTTTGGAAGGTTATGCCATGGTCCACTAACTCTCTAACCTTAAGAGCGTACTTAGCAAACATTACGGCGTGATCTACTCGAGTACAGAAATTTGAGAAATCAAAAGTTTCTATCGGATCACTTGCACTACCCGATCTAAGACGAGTTGAATACAACTTTGTTTCAGGAAATCCGTTATCTTTCTCGTCTCTGTAAATAATATTCGCTGTAAATAACTGACGTTCTTCGGGGCTTAACCATGCCACTTTTAAGTCCCGCATATTTCCATCTGTAAAAAGTGCGCTAATTATCGGTCTCGCATTAAAGTCAATTTCATGTGCTCCAAGGTTTGACGAATCCGAAGATCCTTTTATAGGAACAGTTGGTCTCAGGCTAAACTTGCCTCCTAAAATTACAAAATCTAAGAAACAATAAGAGGCTTGCTCAAATATAAATTCCCTTAAATTCTGTTTATCTGTAATAACTCCATCCCAGTAAAAACCATTAGCTGCACAAAACTTTGCTGCCTTCGCCATATCTGATCTTTCTACACTTGTTGCACCGATTAAATTACCTGCACCGCTTTCAGTTGAAGTTAATAAGTAATAGGCTATTTCAGGAAATAGGTTTGAAGAGTACTTACTTGAAGTGCTACTGCTTCCGGGGTTATTAAGTAAATCTTCTACAAGAACGCCTCGCTTGATATATGCAGAAAGTTGTGAAAAATTAGACCACTCTTTTGAACTATTAATTCTTAAACCGGCAAGAGCTATTCCAAAATTACCTTCTCTATATGTAATGGTTCCATTGGTCTGTACTAATTCGTTAACCACCACAATCTCATGCTCTGGACCATTTAAGTGACTACTTCTTTCTGCGTCATATAAATAAAAATCAGAGATAGCATCGAATGGATTTAAGTTATTACCTTCGGGCCAAGGTGCGTCTTTAACAAGAGACGAATCCTCTGTGTACATTCTTCCTACATAAGTTTGCGTTCCTCCACCGGGTACGTTGTAGGTAAAAGAAACATAAGCATTGTCTGTATAACCCGTTCCTGCTGTGTTGATTTTCCAAGTAGCGGGGTACGAACCATTTTGAGCAGTTTGATAAACCGTTACATCAATCGTTAATCCTGTACCGGTATTGCCAGATGTGTTATTTAAAGAAACAGTTTGCACTGCCATTGTTCCTCCGTCTGTCACTGCCGGTGTGCCTTTAACTATCTCAAATTCGTAATAAATACCTGCACTCTCACTAACAAAATTACCGGGACTGTACCTAAAACCATATTTAAATACACTGTGCTGAGTCGTGTTAGCAAAACTATTTGGATTAGGTGCATCAGGATCGCTTGTTTTCCCATAAATTCTCCCTACTTGCTTATTTTCCCATTGATAACTAATTCCATAATATCCAAATTCAGTGTTCCACGTTAATGAACATTGGTACATATAATAATCACCATCGTCTTCGTACTCTCTTCCACTTTCTACGTACCCACTAACACTAGGTATAGATAAAAACCCAGTAGCCTCAAAACCTGTGGCTACACCGGATGTAGAAGTACCATCTAAATCATCTGGCAAATTACCTAAGTACCATTCTGGATTGGTGGCTTTATTACCCTCTAACGTGTATAAATCACCTGAGTAATAGACTTCAACCGAGTCACCTTTAATTTGAGGTAACGGCTCAACATTATCTAATTTGTTTTTCTGTAAAAGTCTTATATCTTTTCCGATAAAATTCTTTCTAGCCAAGTTACCGGGATAAGGAACAAGCTTAAATTCATACTGATGGTCACTTTGAAATTTATGATTAATACGAATAAAGTTGTATTGAGGTTGTGGTGTATTTCCTTTAACGCAAAAAGGAACACCCCCATCTAAAACTACCCAAGGGTTATTAGAGGTATCACCAGCTGCACGACCAAATAAACGAAAGAAACTTAACCGGTTTACGTATTTAGATATTTGTCCTAGTTGTATATTTCCGTTGTCATCCTCATAGTCTTTAACAACACCAACTTCATCGTATTTTATAGAACCGGGATGGCTGTTGACGTTAGGAAAACCTGAGATTTGCTTCCATACTTCTGATTTAATTCCTATCTCTGTTGCATCACATGTACGGGTATTAGTAACTGTTGCTATTGCTGCTCTTTGTGGAATTAATAATTGATAGGGGTAATGAATATCTGTAAGACCGTTACCTGTACCACCTGCCGGATGTGCAAAAGATTCAGGTCTAATATCAATTTCGCCTCCCTCAACAACTTTAAATTCGACTTCAACTTCCGTTTTTGGCTTAGGTAGCCACAAGCCGTTTTCAGTAGGTGTGTATGTAACCTTAGTCGCTACAGCTAGGGCTTCTCCTAATAGATATAGATCACCGACTGCCAAACTTGTATCAGCGTTGGTCCTGTCTGAATCAACTCCACTCTTTACATCTTCAACACCCCAAGGCTCATAGACATCTTTATATTCTTCTCTTGGATCAAGATTCGTAATTTTATATGTAATTACATCATCCTTTCCAAAGCTTAAACGCCTAATAACGTAATTTAAAGCTCCCCGATTAGTATTATTAGTTTTTGAATTTCCGTTTTTATCTACTGCTTTAATAATTGATGCGTAACGAGGAAATCTCTTTTCTAACTTTGCTCTTTTCGTATCAACATCCGCTTTATTATCATCACTTAAGTCCTTACCTTTAAGTACCAATTCGTAAGGAACGCGGTAAGCCATTGAATTACTCATTGGAGAAAAAGCTCCAAATTGAGTTTGTGTACTGGGTGATCTAGCTCCAGAAAATACTTGACTACTAAAACCGTTAGAAGGATCCCAATCAACGGAAAAGGGATCAGTCGCCTCAGATCCATGACGGTCCTTCTCTTTATCTAAAGTCCCTTCTGTATAGCGATTACTTTCGGTTAGACGACCTCCGTTCCTATTTGCATAGAGAGCTAGTTTTGCATTGGTGTAATTTTCTAATGTTGTGTCACCAAGAGCGTAACCAGAAAATTCTGGCTCATCTCCTAATGACCCGCCCGATAACATAAATATTGCTTTTAGTTGCTGCCCCGTACTGAGACTTCTCATTTGAGACCAAAGCAGTCTCGCATTGACTCGGACCCCTCCATAATTGTTTATCTCTCCGTTCTGTCTATTAGCAAATACTAAAGGTACTGTTTCACCAATCTTGGCTAAGTCTTGTACTGAATCAAAGCCTTGTTGTGGTGCGTATCTAGCAGGTCCACTAGCTGCGTCTGTTGTTAATGATGGCGGTGTCTTCGGTGCTTTCGGCTTGGGAGCCAGCATGTTTTGAATAATGCCGACAACAATTGCAATTGCTAATTGAATAGCGACATCCGCATTAACAATATCGGGTACTAAATCGTATGCCTTAGTTCGCTTATTGTTATGCGACTCAGTTAAGTCAAGAAAGTGGAAATATTCTTCTTCGCTTAGACCGATGAAATTACATAGTTCTGCTTCTTGGGGTAATAAAGACCTTCGAGTTCTAATACCTCGGCGGGGCTCCATACCACCTCCGACTCTCCGAATATCTTCTGAAAATTTAGCCATCCTCCCTCCCAGAAAATAGATAGTCCAAAACCGTCATCAGATCTACATAGTCCAACGGTTCTTATCTTAGGGTGCTTTACCCTAACTCCCCATAACTCTAACTGTTCTTTGAAGATTGCATAATCCTTACTCTTCAATCTGCGATACCATTCCCTAGTCGGAGCCGGTGACTTAACTCCGTAATAACGTAAAACACACCTAGCTAAGGAAAGACAATCCGCACTGCCATGTTTCTCAGGATCAGCACCCAAGCGATAAGGCATTCCAACTAACTGATGCGGCTTCAAATATTTCTAATAGATGCTGATGTAGGTAAATGACCCACCATACCTGTGGTCAGCACACGATTCGGAGATACAGCACCCACCGCGTCAATTGCTGACGAAAGAATCACCTCTACATTTTGTGTGTCATAACTCATGCCACTGGCTAACCAGTTATCTGTTGTAAGTGTCCTCTGGTAAGCAAGTGTAGAAGGATTAACTAAACAAACGCTGACTTCAATAGACCATTTATTCGTTACCGCTTCTCTAGCTCTGTTCATTGCAACTGCATTGTTCGCCAAAACTAAAGCAGCCTCTAAGTTGTCACCACTACGGTTTTTCGTTGCACCTTGATAAATAAAAGGTAAGTAATAGTAATCATAAGTATTCGGATCATCTGAAGCACTTTTAAAAGAGATCGAGTTACCTGAACGCTTTACATAAGCTGCGTTTTCACTGCTATCTGAATTTGTAAGAGACCCTATATTGTCACGCTTTGCATTTTGGTAACGATCTTTTACGTTACCTTGGGCATCCATAACTTTGATGAAAGTCGTTAACGCTGTGACGCTCATATACCAACCCTCGATCTTGCACTTCTAGAGTTCTTTAATGAACTTAATGCTTTTGCTTGACCTGCACTAGCACCTTGCTTTGCAGCGGCATTAATAATCTCAGGAACACTTGACTTAGGTACGTACTCATCACCGTTGAAGTTAAGTGTAGGACCGGTATATGCAACAGTTATATCACCACCGCCGCCTCTAGGTTGATCAGAATATGAACCTCCGGGGATCACGCTCTGACCTCGTTGGCCTGACGCATAACGAGCAAGAGCACCCGCCATTTGATCATCTCTTAAGACATATTCAGGTCCATTATCTCCGATGAGAGCGTTGGTAGGACGGTCAACATAACCTCCAGAAGCAAGAGGACTTGCGTCAAAATCAAGAGCATCTAAACCGGGGGCTTGCTGTTTATACATACTGAATGGAACCCCAGTCGATGCCTTCATCCCTAATCCTCTACTTAGTGAGTTGTTAGTCGTGAAAAGACTTCCTACAAATTGGACCATTGCCATCTTCGCTTGGGCGGCGATCATCTCAGCCACCATGTCTAGATAAGCATCAGCAATTCTGTTGAACATGCTTACAAACGCATCACCTACAGACTTCGTACCCCTAATCATTTCCTTAAAGTCAGACTGGAATGAATCACCCGCAGCTTCAACTAACGTCTTGAATTGCTCCATCGGATTCTTCAGTTCTTTTAATCGCTCCTCTAATTCATCTAGCCAATCGTTTAATACGGCTTTAGCTGATTTACCTGCGTCTTCTGCTTCCTTCAGTGCTTTTACTAATTTTTTAATGTCTTCACTCTTATCTGGGAACTGCTCTAGCAGATCGTTAATCATTCTTTGAGTTTCAGCGTACTTAGACCCGTGTAAAGTCAAATCTTTTTGATATTGGATATCTGCTTTTAGTCTCTTTTCTATCTTTTCCCAGTTTGCCGCAGCTTGAGCAGCCTCCTCTAAGTCCGTTGCTATCTTTTTCTTCTTAGCCTTAGTTAATATCTCTTGCTCTCCGGTTAATATTCGTAGCTCTTCTCTATCCCGTAGTTCAACACTATTAAGGTTTGCATCTGGGTCTTTACCCATTGCACTTCTTATTCGCCTTCTAATTGCAATACCTAATTTTAATTCAGCAATTCTCCATTTATTTAAACCAAGAATAACTTTTTCAACTGTATCAACTACTCCCTTTAATCCTTGTTGGAATTTAGCACCTATTATCATACTTCTTCCACCTAAAGCTATTTGTAATTTCTCTGTTGATGCCTCTAATCTTGCTCCAGCGTTTGCATAACTATTAGCCATTTTTACGGCTATTTTTTCATTATTAGC